CAATATGCAGTACGAAGAACTGACATAAACTCAGGTACAGGATAATGGAGAACATATATCAACAAAGGCGTGAGAGTGTCTATACGAACACAGCAATCACTTATACAAGGGAGGTGTCATGTGATGGTAACCAACTACTCAATAGTCCTGTCGAGGAGCATCCTCTTGTGTATTATCTGATACCTTACAAGACGAATCAGGTATCATGTGAGTATTGTGGTAAGACCTTTGCTTTTTGTGATCCTGAACTTATCTAAAAAATCTTTCCAAAAATCTTTAAAGGTCTCGAAGGTGTATAAATAGTTATATGTTAAAATTCAACGAAGTCGAAAACATTGATTGTTTATGCGAGGAGACCTATAAAGATTTGGTGATCACCGAAGCGGAGTATCAAGGTAAGAAGGTTAAACTGAATGACCCGATACGAGGTGGTAGTAAAAAGTTTTATGTGTATGTGAAGAACCCTAAAGGTAATATCGTAAAGGTATCGTTTGGCGATACAACAGGCTTATCGATTAAGAGAGATAACCCAGCACGAAGAAAATCATTCCGTGCAAGACATAGATGTGATACTGCTAAAGATAAGACAAGTGCAAGATACTGGTCTTGTTATCAATGGCGTGCCAGTGCTCCTGTGAATAACTAATGGAGTTACTTCTCTGGTTCTTATTACTTACCTTTATACCTCTCTATACAATTTATTCTTTCAACAAATGGGTAGATAACAATTTCTAATCAATATAAATAGTAGCATATATTATGCGAAGTTTGAGATATCAAATTGAAAACCTCTATATTAATATTCTTTAAAGAAAAGGAGATACAATGATAAAGAAAATACTAGCTATCACTAGCGTAGTACTTTTTTCGTCAGCGATTTGTGCTGCCGAAATTACACCTTACGGTGCATTTAATTATAAGTACAGCCATGATGAAAATACATCAGGCGTTGCATATAATAAACTCGAAGATAACGGCTCAAAACTTGGTTTAGATTTTTCTGAACCATCAGTTGAAGGTTCTTCGATAGGTGCTTTTGCTAAACTCGAATTAGGATTAGATACGGACGCTACAACTAATTCATTAACTAATAGACTATCTTATGTCGGTCTATCTTTCGATACAAGCAAAGTTGCTGTAGGTCGTCAATCACATCCATTTACGGATAATGTTGGTGGTAAAACTAACATCTTTAATGTATATGGATCGAATGCTGACCAAAGTTATGCTGCTCGTTCATCACAATCTCTTTCATTCTCTACAACGGCATCAGGTCTTACTCTTGATACATTAGCAATCGCTGATGGTTCATCTAGTAACACAGATGCATTTGATGAGTTTGAAGGTACAATATCTGCTACTCTATTTGGTAGTGATATATCTATAGGATATGCTGATGATGTAAATAGCGATATATCTTATTGGGGTGCAGGTTCAACAACAAGTGTTGGTCCAGTAACAATAGGAACTTCTTATACAATCAAAGACGCTGCAACGGATATAACTGGTGTTGAAATAACAGCAGGAATAAATATCTTAACAGTAGGATATCAAGACTTAGAATCAACAGGAGTATATTATACTGCTGGCGTTGCTAAAGAAATCGTATCTAGTCTAACTGTATATGGTGAGGGGCAAATAAGTGACCTTGATTCTGGGACTGATACTCAGTCTTTTTCTCTTGGTGCTAAATATAGCTTCTAAAAAATTTTAAATTAAATAAGAGGGGCGGTTTTAAATCGCCCTTTTTTTATAAGTAAAAGTTATCGCTAAAGCGTGTTCTGTCCAACTCTTTCATTCTATTCTCTAGATCAGCAAGGTCTTGGGATCGAGAAAGATATCGTTCTATTCTTTGTTGGTCTGATTCAAACAATCTCATAAAAATACTAAACAGTTTTTTCATTATTTAATCCTTTTTTATATTGATCGTATTCAATGGCAGCCTTCCAGTCATTACCGTATTCAGTTTTATAGTACCTGACGAGGTCTGGATTAACGTGGTCGTAAGTGTTATCAGAAAAATAAAAGTTAGTGCTAATAAGATGGGAGATTTTTTTAAAATATCGTAACATAATTTGTGTCCTTTCATACAAATATTTATTAAAAAAGTCTATGTGTTTAACACAGTAATATCAACTAGTCATTATGCAAAAAACAGATACTTAAATGCTTACACATTTCTTACACATAACTTACACATACAAAATTTACGAATTTACAAAATGATGTTACAATTGTTTACAAGTTGTAAATTTCAAATGTCAAGCATGTAAAATTTTTAAATAAATAATTATATGGATGATAAAGAAGAAGTCAAGCTATTAGACATACCTGAAAAGGTAGAAGAAAATATAAATGCTGTTTGGTCAAATAGATATGGGTGGCACTTACAAAGAAAAGAAGTACCTAGTGTATCCGAAGAGGAATAACTACTACATATATAATTCTCTATTCTTATAAGTACCCTATGTACGTTCCTCCGAGACCGCTCTAAAGCCAGAGTTCAGATTAATAGTGGTCTTGCGATAATTGTATTATAGCATAGTGTATTACTTTTAATAAGTCATTCTTATTATGACCATCTTTCTTGCCATATCGTTGAGCATACTTTAGTATGTTGCCCATACAGAAACCTGTACCATGACCTTGGTCAATGATAGTTTCTGTGGCTTGTCTAGTTACATCTTGAGCATAATGTGATGTGTAAGTCTTATCAACATATTGCTCTATCTCTTGCATTATTTTGCCTTCGTTAAATTTGTAGTCTATGTGGTGAGTTTTTAATGTCATAGAGTCCTTTCGATTTGTTTGTTTTGTTTTTTAGTTAAGGTTATATTAACATTTTTTAATATCAAGTTTCGCATTGTGGATGGGTCAACACCCAACATCTTACAATATTCTTGATACTGTGGATGATAACTTACAATCCAATCAATTGCAGTTACTTTGTTTTTAAGATTAAAAGCAGTAGTTCCTTCGTATGAAGCATCCTCAACTGCTTGAGTTAGTATTGCCGTGATAAAATTTTCTTCGCCTGTCATAATGTTAGTCTCCTATTATTTGTGATAAATATGCCCAATATTGACCACTATTGTTTGTAAATGAAATCGAACCATTGTATTTTAAATCAGTATCATATTCATTCACTTGTGTGCCTTGCTCTCCTGCAGGGTCACCCGGTTTTGTTGCAATCGAAATATCAGTTATATTTCCTTGCCTTATCTTACTGTTGAAATTCATCCCAACAGTAATTTCTTCGCCCACTTTAATTAACATACTTGAGCCCTCATTATAGTTTCACTTTCAATCAACTGACTAAAGCCTTCTTTATTTGTCAGGTGTTTGTGTTTAAGATTGTGAGGACTATAAGACTCTTTTTTAAATACAACATCAATTCTATCAGCTTCATATAGTTCATCAATTAAATTTAGTAGTCTAGTTCTGTTAGTAGATTTAGTCGGCATACTTTGAGTTACAGCAAAGATAGATTTCATAATTTCAAATTTTTCCATAATATAGTTTCCTTTCAATTAAACTTGTTTAAGATTTAGTCCGCCGATAGAATATACAAATTCTTCAGCATCTTGTTTTGAATTGATACCTTCAAGAGATAACATTTCATCAGTATTTTGCATTTTTGCAATTGCCTGATCGTTAGTTAAGATACCTTGTTCGATATCAGTTTGGATAGCTTCTAAGAATTTAGTTGCTTTGTCCCAGTAGTAGTTTTTAGTTTTTGACATATTATTTGTCTCCTTTTTTTATTTGTTTATTTGTTTCGTTTTTTAAAGAATTTAAGTATTCTATTGGGTCGTCATAAATATCAACAGTTTCTACTTTGCCAGTATCTACTGAATAGATTGTTTGATTTTTTTGTATTGTCATAATGTATATCTTTCGTTTTTTATTGTGAGTAGTCAGTAACGTAATCAGCTAAATCTGTAAACTTACTATCTAAATCTACAGTATCGATTTCATTTTTATCAGTATCAAATTCATCACTTATCATCAGATTGTGATTATATTCTTCAATTAAAGAAGTCATTTTAATATTACATTCTGCAAGTAAACTATCAACTTTATTGTGTAAATCTTCAAAGTCTGTAACTGGTGAAGTCGTAATTTTAATGTCTATTTCTTTTGTCATAATGTATTTTTTCCTTTTTGTTATTATTCTTATAAGCTATCATACTTTGACTCAAATGTCAAGTAAATAATATATTTAAAAGTGTTATATTTCAATAACTTATAAAATAGTTTTGTTCTCACTTTGTTCTTATCTCTCATATAGCGCAAAATTAGTCGCATTATTCATTAACATATAAGACGGATTTCTACTATAAGAATCAGTAGATGGCCCACGATATCTTATTCTGATTTTTAGTTTGTTTTTCTTGATTATATCTTTAAAAAAGTCTAAATGTTTAATATCAATTTTTTTCAAAAGTGAAACTTCATTTTTAAAGGGGTAATTACAAGATATTTTGTTTTTAAACATTGATTCGTATAGTATTTCGTTTTTCATAATATATATTTTCCTTTTTGTTATTATTCTTATACTATACACTAAAAACAACCAAATGTCAAGGAAATAATGCCCTAAAAAACCCTTGTTTTCTGCGAAAAACTCATTTATTTTATAAATTGTTGATTTTGTTGACTTTTTTCTTTGATTTTAAAAAAACCCTTGTTTTCTGCGATTAATTTAACTGATTTTTGGGTATTGTATTTAAAATATGAGAATGTTTACCCTCTTTTACGGTTTTAATCGCAGTTTCTAGTAATTTTACGGTATCCTCTTCTCCTAAAGCAACAACATAAGTGTCTAATACCGTTTTCATGGCCATTGCCAATGCTTGTAGACCGTGTTCTTGGTATTCTATCAACATTTCAACCATTTTGCTTTGTATTTCTATCATTACTAGTTCATCTTCATTCATATCTACTATTATACTATATTTTGAACTATTTGTAAAGCACTTATAAATAGTTATTGTTAAGTTTATAAGGAAAAATATATGTACGAGTATAAATGCAAAATTGTTAAAGTCGTTGACGGAGATACTGTTGATGTAGACCTTGATTTAGGATTTGGTGTCTGGCTCAGAGATGAAAGAGTAAGAATTATGGGCATTGATACTCCAGAATCAAGAACAAGTGATAAAGTAGAGAAGATATTTGGTCAAGCTGCTAAAGATAGATTAATCTCTTTATTAGGATCAGAAGCCACATTGGATACCATGATAAACAAAAATGGTGAAAACATGAAAGGCAAGTTTGGTCGTATTCTTGGTAACTTTAGAACAATAAATGGTGAACATTGTGCTGATGTTCTAATGAACGAAGGACACGCTGTTGCTTACAACGGTGGTAATAAAGATTCAGTTCAAGCACAACATTTAATCAATAGACAGAAATTAATAGATGGAGGAAAAGTTCCTGCACCTGACGGTATGACTTTAACTAAAGGTAAAGTAAATACTTTTAAGGCATCTAAACCGCCACTAAGGGCAAAGAAGAAGTCTAAAAAATGAAAGGGAAGATTATGGGATATTTAACAAGTTTGTGGAGTGATTGGGGTACAAGTAAAAATGTTTTACCACCAAAAAAAGAAGTTAAAAAAGTAGTAAAGAAAGTTGCTAAGAAAATTAAAAAAAAAGTTAAGAAAAAATAATGGCAGCGGCACAAAGAAACGGAGATGCTAACACAGGTGGTGGAGTAATTAATTCAGTTCCCCAATCTACTGTTTTTGTAAACAGTAAATTAGTTTCTGTTAATGGTTCTATAGGAACAGGACATCCAGTTGGACCTCCTCATTCTGCAGGAACCTGGAAAACTGCTAATGGAAGTTCAACTGTTTCTGCAGGTGGGATTGCAATTAATAGAACAGGTGATGCCGATACTTGTACTCATCCAAGAGCAGGTGGATCAGGTAATGTATTTGTTGGTGGTTAGATAATCGGTATAAATATTACATAGGAGAGATTACTCAATGTCAAGATATGACGCTACACAGACCAACGAAAGTAAAAGAAGTTCTAGGATTTACAAGGACTTAAATTTAAGCTTTCAACAAAATACTGCTACGAAAGATATTCAGAAACTTACTGATGTTGAAGCAGTAAAAAGAAGTGTGCGAAATTTGATTAATACAAATCATTATGAAAAACCTTTTCATCCTGAGATAGGGTCTAATTTGAGGGCAATGTTATTTGAAAACATTACTCCTACAATGAATCATATTATCTCAAAGAATATTGAATTACTAATTATAAATTATGAACCAAGGTGTCGATTAGTGCAAGTGAATACACAGCCAATGTTTGATAGAAATGGATACGCCTGTCAAATATCTTTTTATGTAGTTAATCATCCAGAACCGGTAACAGTAGAATCCTTTTTAGAGAGATTAAGATAAGATGGCAACAAAATTAGAAATATCAGAATTAGACTTTGATGGTATCAAAGATAACTTAAAAACTTTTTTAAGTCAACAAGACGAATTTACAGATTATGATTTTGAAGGATCTGGTATGTCAGTACTTCTTGATACACTAGCATATAATACACACTATTTAGCATACAATGCGAATATGTTAGCAAACGAAATGTTTATTGATAGTGCTGATTTACGTTCAAGTGTTGTATCAAAAGCAAAACAAGTAGGTTACACTCCTACAAGTACAACAGCCGCAACGGCAACTATTGATGTATTAGTAAATAATGCAAGTGGTTCTTCTCTTACAATGTCAAGAGGAACAAAATTCACAACTACAGTTGACGGTCAGTCATATAGTTTTGTTAATAATGCTGACGTAAGTATTAATCCTACTGACGGTGTTTATAAATTTAGTAATCTTACAGTTAGAGAGGGTTCGTATTTAAATTTTAAATATACTGCAAGTACATCTGATATTGACCAACGATTTATTATACCAAACGATAATGTGGATACAACTACATTAACCGTTAAAGTTCAAGAATCTTCTTCAGACTCTACAACAAACACTTACACATTAGCAACTGGTATTACAACATTAGATTCAACATCTAAAGTTTACTTTTTACAAGAAGTTGAGAATGGTAGATTTGAAGTTTACTTTGGTGATGGTGCTTTAGGGCAACCTATTGCTGATGGTAATATTGTTATCTTAGATTATATTACTTGTAATCGAGAAGGCCCTAACGGTGCTTCAACATTTACATTATCAGGAAGTATTGGTGGATTTCCAAGTGCAACAATCACAACTGTAAGTAATGCAGATGGCGGAACAGGACCTGAAAGTATTACATCAATAAAGTATAATGCACCAAGAGATTACTCAACTCAAGATAGAGCTGTAACTGCTGAAGATTATAAAGTTCTCGTTAAAAGTTTATATGCAAATGCTCAAGCCGTTCAAGTCTATGGTGGTGAGGATGCTGCAATACCAAATTATGGTAAAGTTTTTATTTCTATCAGAGCAAAATCAGGTTCTAACTTAACTGTTACAACAAAAAATAGTATAGTACAAAGTCTTAAAAAGTTTGCTGTTGCTTCTGTAAGACCTGAGATTATAGATCCAGAAACAACTTACATTACATTGGCGACATCTTTTAAATATGATTCTGGTAAAACTGTAAAAGATATATCTACACTTCAAACAAATATTGCTAATGCAATT